ATGGCTATTTCAGACAGTTACCTTAAGGCATGCCTGAACAAAGAAAGGGAAAAAGTTGAGGAGAAGTCCGATCGTGATGGGCTTTGGGTTAGGGTTTCCAAGAAGGGCGCCGTTACTTTCTTCTACCGATACCGGTTTCTCGGCAAGCAAGACAAGATGACTCTGGGCAGCTATCCGGCACTGAGCCTTAAGGCTGCGCGCGAAGAAGTTGAAAAATGGGCTTCTGTGCTGGTGGGTGGAGATAACCCAAAAGTTAAACGCGACTTAGAGCGCGGCAAAATCTCCACGCGATACACGTTCGAGGAGTTGTTCAGAGAATGGCATGGCATAGTTTGCATTCAGAAGGGTAACGAGGCCCAGGTGCTGCGTTCGTTTGAGATCCACGTTTTTCCACGCCTGGGGAAATACCCGGCAGCAGAAATCACAGTTCACAACTGGCTAACGCTGCTGGATAAGCTCGCTAAGGCATATTCAGAGGTTACTAGGCGGATCATCAGCAATGGCAAGCAATGCTATTCTTGGGCTGTAAAGCGGCAGTTGCTGGCATCAAACCCGCTTTCAGAGCTTACTGGCCGAGACTTCGGTTTGAAAAAAGGAATGGGGAAGAGGACGCTTTCGAGAGAGGAAATTGCATTGTTTTGGAAGGGCTGCGATGAGTGCCGGATGAGCGAACGAAACAAGATAATGCTAAAGCTATGCTTGTTCTATGGTTGCCGTATATCTGAGCTTCGCTTGGCGAAAAAGCAGCATTTCGATTTCGAGGAAGGGGTGTGGACGGTTCCGCCTGAGAACCATAAAACAGGGGCCAAAACACAACGCGCGATACTTCGGCCGATAATCGCGGAGATCGTTCCAATCTTGAAAAGAGTCATCTCTCTTGCTGAAGGTGATTACCTTTTTTCAAGCAAAAAAGATGCGCCAATGGGATCGGGAAACCATCTCAGCTTGCCTGCAAATCTGCGGCTGTTTATGATTAAGGCGTATGATGTGAACGTCCCTCATTTCACCGTGCATGATCTGCGCCGCACTGCACGAACAAATTTCTCCGACCTCACGGATCCGCACATTGCCGAGATAATGCTCGGCCATATGCTGCCGGGAGTGTGGGCGGTGTATGACAAACACACTTATCTGAGTGAAATGAGGGTGGCGTATTCTAAATGGTGGGCAAGACTGATGAGTATTACTGAGCCCGACGTGGTTGAGTTCAAGCCTCGTTCCGCTGGGTAAATCGGCCTCTATCGCTTCGCGGGTTGTGAAGTGATGCAAATGGCTTGGCGCGCTTTATTTTCGTTTCGGCCTCTTGCCAGGCAACAACCTTGTGGCGATACCACTTGTTAGGCGCGCCGGCCGCTGTGATATCAGGCTCCGGGAACGGGTTGTTTTCCGGCGTTCTTTTTCTGTAACGCTCAAGGGTTCGCGATGACAGTTCCAATTCACTGCAAATTGTTGAAGTTGTCATCCAGCTATGGTCGTTCATGCTTACCTCTTTACTTCCCCTCTCGCACCCGATGAACCTCACAGCAAAGGCGCAGCCACACCGGCGGAGACTTCGGCCAGTACGGTGCTATCTTCACTGCGTGCTTATCGAGTAACTGACGGAGGGTTAAATTGTTGGAAGGGGAGTCGAAATCTCTTAAAAGCTCTCTGGCTGTACTGCGGAGAAGGTTTTTTCTGGTGGAGTCCATATCATGCAACGCCTACCTCCATCGTTATGCCTTTTCCTATGCGCAGGAGCTCGTCCCTAGATATGGTTGAGAACTGGCATCGCGGCTTGATAAATGGTCGCCAGATGAAAAGCAGACTGCCTTTGCTGTTGCCGTTCTTCCCCGGCTTGCCCGTTGCGGAATTAATAAACGCCAGGCGGCCATCGGTGATAAAGCGGACTTCATCGACTGACTGCAGCGCCAACGAAAACCAGCCTGTTGATGTGTCCGCCGGCAACAACATCACGATTGGCTGATTCTGCGCGCGGCATTGCTCCGCAGCCTTAAGCACCCACGGGGTGATGTCGCTGTATGGCGGATTGCACCAGATGGCGCCGTAACTCACCCAGTCGATTGACAGCGCGTTATCCTGCTCAGTCTGGTAGTGAGCACATAGAGCGTTACCATCGTCTGCCGCTGCATCCAGGAAGAAGCCAAACTCAACATCCAGTGCGTTGAAAACTTCGATTGGGGTTTGCCACCGGTCTTTGTGTTCTGGGGGCGTATTGCTGGCAAAAACAGTGCTCAATTCTCGACTCCCCAGCAGCGCGCCGCCGCGTTGGTGCAGAACTCCATGCGGGTTTTAATCCACGGAACATCGACTGCTCGCGCGAGTTTGAGGGATTTTCCCCAAACTTCAGCGGCCTTTTCATACCATCCACGCTGTTCACATTCAGCAGCAATTCTGGCGATATTTCGATATGCATCATAGGTGCCCATGTTTAAATCCTGATTTGGTTGTTGTAGCGCTCGTGGGACATAACCTCCCATGAGTTGCCGCTGTCTTTCGAAAGCATTCGCCAGCAGCGGGCCACTGGCAGCGTCAAATACTTATGCTGGTAGGTTTGGTTGGGCTTCTTTTCACCCCGCTTATAGGCGCATAGAACCCCCTCAGCCTTGGCGCTGATTCGTTGCGGAATTCGTGGTTTCATTTTTACCGGTGGGTTATTTGGTGATGTTGGTCGGATATCAAACCCATAAAAATTTACCTGCCAAAGCAATGGAGGCATGATGTGAACCGTGTTCAACAATAATTTTGGGTGACATCCATGAGAGGAACATTGGTTGCAGTTAAAGAAATTGATGGCGAAGCCACACGAAGCTGCTACTTAGTAAACTTTGGAGAAAATCAATATGCCGTCCTTACCTCGCCGTGCGATGTTTTCCTGAGGGTCGGGGATGTCATCTACGAAGAAGAAGGTCGCTGGCGTTCCGAAACTCTTGGTGGGTTGAGAGTTGGGCCAATACACATAACGGATAAGGCAAGAGCTGAAGAGGAATATGCAGAACTAGCGTAATTTCTGCTCGCCACCCTCCGGCGCTACGATTCGCGTATGAGGGTGATCAGGCTCAATGAATTGACTTAATGCCGTATTCAGACGCTCCCGAAGTTGCTCTGTGCCGCTGAACTTCAAGGCGGTATCGCGGAGGCAATTTACCAGTTCGCGGTAAACATGCGGCGGCAACTTGTAACCGCTACTTACAGGTTGAGCCAGCATTGCGGCGCGGCAGTCGTTCCAGCCTCTAACGTAACTGCCAAGGAATGGCATTTCACCAAACTTGGCTTCCTCCGTCACTGCTGGCGCTGGCGGGACGATTTTCGTCTCGAGATAAATACCAATGACATACTTGCGAGTTGGCTCAGGAAAAGCGCAGCAAAATCGAGACTGCCCACGAATCATTTTAATCAACGCTTTGCCGCTTACATATCCCACCGGCTGTGCCTCCCGGTTAGCCAGGAGTTCGGCAGTAACATCGTGCAGCGCGGATAGAATCTCATCCACATGCGTATGATGCAGGACTGTTTCGCCGCTACTGGTAACAGCTGCGCAGCTCCTGATTTGTTGCAGTCGAATGGCCAGCTTTGCAATTTCTGCCATGCGCTCAGTCGTTAGTGTCATGTCCATGCCTCTCAGTAAAAGCACCGCTGGCTGAGCGGATAGCTGTGTTATATGCGATAGCTTCTTCCTTGGTGTCGAAGTATTCATAATGCCTTACGTTACTTACCTGCATTCTAACAACCCACTTCTTCGACCGCTTTACCCTGCTTACTCCGGTAATCCCACTCCGGTTGTTGAGCGCTAATCTGCAGTTGCGCCTGTTTTCGCCGACAGTGACCAATCGATGGTTGTCGGCGCGATTATTTAGGCCGTTTCCATCGATGTGATCTATGCATTTCCCTGCCGGTATATCGGAGCCATTGCGTAATGCGTAGATGATTCGATGGGCTTGGAACTTCGTCCTGTTTACCTTTACCCGTCGATATTTATTTCGATGGTCTACGCAGGTAACTCCTGCATCTGACAGGGAGAACTTGCTGTTCCAAATCTTCCAGACATGGTCATTTTTAAAATGGCTTCTTGGTCTGACCTTCCATTTAAGATTTCCTTCTGGTTCTTCCAGTGAGAAGCATTCATTCAGGAATTCCACAGGAGGAAGTGGGATCGCCTTCATTCACTATCCCCCTCTACGGTGACGGTGCTGGCTGATGCATCAGACGATTCTAAGTAGGCGCGCTTCACGGCAGTGAGGATCCCTGCCAGTGACGTGTACGCTCCACCGCCGGTAATTGTGTTGTGCATTGCTGCCAGCGTTTCACGCAGTTTTTTATGGCTGCCCTCAACTTCTGCTATGCGCTTATCCTTCGCTTCCAGCTCTGCCAGCAGGGCGGAGACGTACTCTTGCGAGTAGAGGGCGCTGCAATTTACCTTCTGCTCGTCATCTAATTCGAAGTCATATCCGAGTTGACGAGATTCTTCCTTCGACCCTGGGAAATCCCACGCCACCGGCTTGCTCAGTTCGCTCAGCTTATTGGTCACAAGAAATTACCCCGCTATGACTGATACGGTAGACGCGCTTTGGTAAGCCAAGTGACTCGCGATTTCTGCTGGTAAATCCCGACCACATTTTCAGCTCAAGCAAAAATCCGCACATCCCTTTGCCTGTTTTACGCCCCCCAATCTTGTTGCTTTTCCCGATGCAGCGGCGAGCCTTACGAGTAGCCTTGCAGTTATGCGCATTGCAGACTTCAAGCCAACGGTCATTTCCCCTTAATTTGTACGGAGAGAAGCAGCGATAGCGCCTAGCTTGCAGCTCCTTTAGGTACGACTGATGTAAATCTTCGATGTAGGTCTGCTTGCTCATAATGCTTTCTCCTGGGCCTCGGCCCACAATGCATGAATTAATTTGGCGGCACGCCGCTGGCTGCGGGATGATTTAACGTGCTGCCATGCGTGTGGGTAGTTGGCGCTGTACACCTGCCAGCGCCGGTTGCTGATGCGGTAACAATCCTCTGGCCCTGGAGCCGACACCCAAAGCAATCTCCGCGCCGCTCTGTTGCTCTTACGCTTAGCCATGCTGGGACTCCTCAGTATTCGAAATCGACGGTAAAGTCCTCGCCGCAGTGTGGGCAGCTAACCCAAACATCGGTACTACGATGTGAGTCGGTTTCAAGCGGGTCGCACTGAAGGTCGGCTTTAAAATCACTGTCTTCCATCAGGTCAAAACCCAGCTCACACCCTGGGCAGTGGGTATGTAGTTGGATATCCCATGTTGCTTTTCGATTACCCACGCTCCACCTCCCGCAGCTCGTCAGCTTTAAGTTCCGCGACAGTAGCGCTGATAAGCTGGCAGTCACACAGATGCTTGAGGGCTCGCGCGGTAGCCTCATTCCGGATGGCTGCAAGTGCTGAGTCAGTGGCTGAATTGGTGATTACATAAACGCTATCTTCACCTGGCTCATGCCCGCAGTGGTATCCGTGCAGAGCCGGCTGGTAAGTCTCTCGGGCAAACAGCCCAAGTTTTTCACCTAGCTCCTGAATATCGCCGCCACACCACGAACCGCCTTTACCTGCGATATTGAAACCCTCAGTCAGAAATGCGGTGAGTCGTTCGTTACGCACAGACAGCGCATCGGCTCTTTCATCTGCCGACTTTGTCGCGACCCTGGATTCGGTGAGCATGCCGCTAAGGCGCTCAACTCGATCTGCCAGCGTATCGCGCTCTGCCTTCAAAACTTCATAGTCGGAGAATTTAACGAACTCACCATGCTCATTTTCGCGGGCAAACGGCGCAAATCGCGCCGCGTGCATGACGTAATCAGGGTTATATCTCTGAACCATCGGGATTCTCCTTGCCGCTGGTGGAGCGGTATTCATCGAGAATGGCGAGCACATCAAGCTGAGTGCCGGCGGGAAGGATGTAAGCGGTTTGGCTGTCGATTTCACGGACTTCGGCCTGAGCCAAGAGCGTGACGAGCTTGCGGGACTTTGGCGCGCTGAATTTTGGAGCGATAAAGGATTTTGTGACCTTTTTCTTGCCCGCGGCCTTGGCCTTTTCGACGTCGCCAGCCAGCACCTTGCCGGCTTGCTCGCCATGCTCTTTTACGCGCTCAACAGCAGCATCGACGGCAACGGAGCCATCTTTGACCAGCGTCTGAACATCGTGATTTGCTTGGGTGAGGGTAAGCAACTTATCGACCGTAGCGCGGCTTTTGCCGACAAGCGCGGCGATCTCATCTGGTGACAGGTTGAAGCCTGCAAGCTCTTTTACCACCCGCGATTGCTCGTAGGGGGTAAGGGAAAGCTGACTGTTGCTGTTCATGATGCGCGCTATGCGCTCCACGTCGCTGCCAGTAAACGGCATGATTGCTACCCACTCAGCGGGCTTGCCAGCGTCACGGCAACGCAGATAGGCGCGGTGCCGGCGGTGGCCCTCAACAATCCATACTCCGCCATCGTCGCGTGGGCGAACCTCAAGCGGAGGAACAGGCTTGCCTGATGAAAGGTGATTAAACAGGTCATCATCTGCGGCCTGTGTGCGCTCATCGTCTACGCGCTTGTTGAAGCCCTCCTGGACGTGAATATCAGCCAGCTTGATGAACATTCCGGAGTCAGTCCGCTTAAGCGTTCCGTTGTTCTTCATCTGCTTGAATGAGTTCGCCATGATTACTCTTTATCCTTATGGTTTTGGTCGTGCCTGATAACACGGCGACCCTCGACAATGACGGCATTTTCTTCAGCCTCTAACGCGTCGAGGTAATACCAACCAGGGCGTTTTACTGGCTCGCCTTTTTTCAGGCCGTCGAATTGCTTGATCGCGTTGTTAACGACTTCTTGCGGGCTTTTCCCGCGATTGGATTGATCTGCCATGAGAAGTCCTTAGCCCTGCATGACAGGGTTATGTTTTGTAGAGACCAGCTCAGAAGGGAATATCATCGTCAAAATCAGGTGCGTGTTGTTGCGTTGCGCTTTGTTGCCGCTGCTGAGCGACCTGCTGAAGGCGCGAGGTCGGTTGGTTGTTTTGGTTGCCAAGCATAGAGCGCTGCCCACCGATACCACTCGTTTGAGGTGCCGTGTCATTGGTTAAGCGCTCATCCTTATCCTTCAGGACAGCCAGGAGCTTATCAACGGCCTCGGCCGGCGTTCCGTCGATCGCCTCCTTGTAGGTTTTACGCGTGTTGGCGCCAAAAACTTGTTTGATGTCGAATTTGTAACCGTCTCCGCCATCGTTTTTGGTGTAGAGAATTTTCTGCAGAACGAAACCGATCGGCTTTCCTTCAAGCTCTTTGCAGTGAAGTTCGATATCGCCTTCGCTGTTCGTTTGCTCGGTAGCGTTGAGTTGCTTAACTTTCGTCAAGCCCATAATGGCGTTGATTAGCGCCGATCCATGCTTAAGCGGCTGGCCTTCGCGGCCTTTGTAATTTATGCGCAGATAGTTGATTTTACCCACGTCAGACTCGATGGAGAACTCCATCGCTTCGGATTGCGAGTCACGCCCGGTGGTAAAAATGGCGCTGCTGATATTGCCTGCATAGGCGCCAGTTTCAGAGGCGCCAGCGGCGCCGGCAGTGCGTGCGGATTCGTCATCAAAGGTAAACATTGGTTGCATTATGCTGGTGCTCCATCGTTGAGTTCGTAATATTCGCGGATCGCCGCATCAACGGCGTTCAGGTCGTTATCGATTTGGAAGCTGTCAAACAGCCCGATCGGTGACTTAACAGGGTCGGTTCCATCTGATTGCGTGGTGAAGTAGTAACGGCCATCAGTAACACCAGTGCGTAGGGCGATACTGAACATGCCTTCGACGGTTATTTTTTCGTCTAGCATCTTGCCGATGGTTTTCATCTTGACGCGGCCGGCGGGTGTTTCTTCGGTGTGGGCAAGGAAGTAAACGATCAGGTCATCAGCTGCTGCCTGGGCGGCTCTGATTACGTCCCAGGCGCCACCGCCAATTTCAGTGAATTTTTCGAATGATTTTTCACTTCGCCGGCGCATAAACTGGTTGCCCATCACATACTGAAAGTCATCAACAACGACGAATTTCTTACCTGCTCGCCGAGCGAAGTTAATGATCAAGACAATGTCTGCCGGTATGTCGGTAAAAAACACGTTACCGGTTTTGGCCTCGAAATCTCGCGGTTTCCAGCCGGCGGAACGGAATGGCAGGCGTTTGTTTTCCGGGTTGATGAGAAAACCATCGTCCGGGTTAAGCTTCATCATGCTGGCAGACTTGCCAGATCCGGAATCGCCCAGGATAAGGACTGGAATACCCATCAGACGAGCGCCCCCATCGCGTGTTTTATGGTGAACTCCTGATCTTCATTCAGATCCATGTTCGCCAGTGCCCAACGCAAGTAACCAGGATCGTCGGATGCGATGTCGACGAAGGTTTTCCCCTTATGCTTACCGAACTGCATCGTGTGTAGCAGTGATGGGCGTGCGGTGATATCGCGCATCTGTGAAATGCTCCAGCGAGCGATGCTGTTCATATAGAGCAGATTGGTGGCTGTCACATAGCAGTCATACAGCGCACGGTGAGCATAGAGGCCTTCAGGCACATCAGGCTTAAGGCCAAAGCGATAGCGCAGGTACTGATTGCCATGCCGCTCTTCAGGCCATAGCTTGCGCGCCAGCTTCAGCGTGCAAATCCATGGGGCCGTGATTTGCGGAATCTTCTCACGGTCAAAAGCTGCATTGTGTGCGACGTAGATGTCAGCGCCGAGGTAACGGTCTATCACATCGTCGATCGGCGGTGCGTCAGCGACCATTTCTTCGGTGATGTGATGGATAGCCATTGCTTCAAAACTGATGGGCTCAGGAGGGTGTACAAGGTCGCTCATGGGGTTGCAGATCACGCCATCAACGATGTCGACGCTGGCTATTTCAACCACACCGCCTTCAAAGCTGGTGGTTTCAGTGTCAATTACACGAAAGGTAGTGCTCATGATTAATCCCGATGGTTCGTGCATCGGCTATGGCGTCGATTTGTGCCAATCGATGCGCCAGCCGGTCGAGGTCAGCGGCGCCCAGCTTGTTAGCGATGCAGATTGATAGAATGAGGTGTTCAGCTGCGACTTGCTGGCGTGTTGGTGTCTCGATAACCGTCAGATCCATACGGCGCCCATAGCCAGCAGGCATAAAGTCAAAATGGTCAGGGTAAAGATGCTTTTGCCGTAGTTGCGTTTGGCGGAAAAGTCACACCCAGATAGGTCATACTTATGTTGAATGCGCGTATTGAGGTTCACCATGTTGGCCTCCGCTGTATTGCGTGCATCTGCCGTTGCAACGATTTGATGCTTTGGCGGGACTGATAGTAGGAGGCACAACGATCAGCGCACACCAGGATGTCGACCATCTTGAAACGGCCGTCGGAATAACGCTGAACCTTCACATACTTGCACTTCGACTTTGGGAGCTCTTTTTTGCAGTGTTCACATACCGTTAGCGTTGGCAGTGGTGTCATAACATGTCCTCTCGGTAGAAATTCACATGGGTAAGCGCACCCCAATCGGTGCGCTTATTGATGTGAAAAAAGAGCCCCGGCTAGCGGGGCAAACTGGAAGAAACGAAGGTGTCATGGTGAGTACCAGGGTGATGCCTGGCTTCAGATGCCTTTACTTTTAAGCCCAATAAAAAACCGCATCCCTCCGGGCTGAATAGCTTTAGCTGGACAGGTAAAACCCCAGCGCCGACCAGAACGTGACGCAGATGACAACCACGCCAAGCCAGGCGATTTGATTGAATGTCATGATTGCCTCAGTGCGCCCCGCAGGGCGCGGTGGGTGTTATTTGTTCACTTCGTGCATTTGTCCGATTTCAACGTAATAAGCGATGTCGCTCATTCTCATTGACGGTTGCGGCCATACTGCGTCGCGCCAGATGTCGCCGGTCAGGCGGGTTTTCATGTAGCCATCAACAAGCATCCATTGGCGATCGTTCATCTTTGACCCGTAGATAACATTTGGCTTCATCGTGTAACCCTCTGGTGTTAGTTGGCGCACTGGTGCTTTTTGCTGAATACGCGCTGAGCCTGGATTGCTTTGCCTGCATCCGGTGTGCGGTAGAAAACCTCGCGGCATTTGTTGCAGAACAGAACCTTCAGGCCGTGACCATCAGTACCCCAGCCAACGTGCTCATTGATTGCCTTCATCGTGTAGCTCCTCAGTGGTTTTAGCCTACCGCCCCACACTGGCAGCGGCAGGGTAAATCCACTCGTCGTCTTAAACTGCTGATGCGTTCGCCGGGCGCTAACCGGTTACTTAGTGATGCTTTACACCTCCTTTCCCTCACTGCGTCGCCGTGGGAACCCGACCTGTAACACCGTCGTCGCGTGGCTGGCCTGCAGGCCATAAGCCGATTTACTGCTTCATTGGCTCGATCTCCTTTGTTGATAAATCGTCACCCAGTCCTGTCCGCTGCATGCCGTTGGTGCCATACCCCCGTAAGGGCTGGGGACTGCCGGGTACTGAGTTGTGCAGATCTCTCTGCTCAGTGCTGGGTGACTAAACCTGATTGTTAAAGAGCGTCCCGGTGGTTTGGGGTGACGTTGTTGCTGTCGATGGATTTAATTTATGCGTATAACGCAAATGCGTCAAGCGCAAAAATAAGCGTGAATTTGTGTTTTTACGCATATGATTGAAATTTCTGGTTAAATAATTTGCGTGGTGGAGTGGATTTTAGGCACAAAAAAACCGGCCTGAGCCGGTTTGATTGCTTATATGTGGTTTACCAGGTGGATGAAGACCAGAAAACCCGACCAAGAACAACTAGTTGTTCTTTTCTTTGTTGGAGGGTAAGAACTTCGTCTTTAAACTCTTCTCGGTTCATTGAGCGGATCACGACACCGCCGTCTGGTTGCTCAATAAGATATTTTACTCTAAGTAGATCGCCATGCCGGATGCCATAGGCCTTACCATCCCGGATGCGCGTATCGTCGGTGTTAATGCCTACTACATCACCGTCAGACAATCTCGGCTCCATACTGTTGCCGATCACCCGGACAAGTTTGGCCGCAGAAATAGACACTCCCAACTTGTGTAGATAGTAACGCCGGAAAATTAAGGCAAACTCTTCTTTTTCCACAATTTCGACACTGCCATCTCCAGCAGCAAAATGAACGTCAATTAGTGGGATTTCCACAAATTCCTCGCTGTCCTGAGCTCCATCCTCCCACACTGAGGCTTTAAGCCTGGTTGGCTGAGCGTCAGACTCAGGAGATAAGTTTTCGAAAGGCAAATCTGGCCTAAAAAGGTCGCTAACAGGGCGTTCAAAGAAGTCAGCAATCTTTCTGATCATCTCGTCACTATAACCCTGCTTAGCCCGCTCCAGGCGAGAGATGTTCCCTACGTCGCTATCAACAGCATTCGCAAGGTCAGCAAGATTTAGCCCCTTCTTAACGCGAAGGTGCCGGATGTTACGACCTACAGTAGGGTCGATTTCTTTAGGTAGCTTCTTTTCGGTTTCCATGCCGTCATTTTTCCACTCATGTGCGTCACACGCAAAGCGTCTTGCGCAAAAATGAAATGCGCATTAATATGCGTGTAGCGCAATTAAAAGGGGCCGCTATGCAAACACCACTTAGAAATATGCGTGTAAAGAAAGAGCTCAAGATTACTGACGTAGCCCACGCGGTCAATTGTGACCCTGGGTACCTGAGCCGTGTAGAACGTGGCGTGCATACAGCATCGCCTGAGTTGGCTGAAAAGCTATCTCGATTCTACTCCGGTGAGATCACCGAGCTGCAAATTCTTTACCCAAAACGTTATGCGCGAGCCAGCGAAAGCCAGCCGCCAATCATCAACCAATCACTGTAAGACAACGGAAATTGTAAATGGAATCAGTCGCAACGAGTCGCAATTCAGTGCGCGTCAACTGCAAGCCTGAAGTGCTGGAGAGCTTCTTTCACAAGGAGGCCATTTTACGCGGCAACAAGCCGCTGGCGATGGGGATGGGGATCCACCCTTCGGGATTGAGCCGTGACAAGGTTCGCATCGTGAAGATGGCGGCGCGGATGGTGTTGGAGCTTGGATTGCCTGAAGGGTGCGTTGCAGCGCCAGGATGCGAGCAAAACGTAGTGCTGACCGGCGATGAGGCTAAAAAGTTGCTTTCGATGCTTGAGCACATCCGGGAACCAAAGACGGAATAGGTGAGGGCATGAACCATATCCAGTTCATTGAGAAACATATCAAGCAAAAGCTGATTGAGGCCGGCTATAGCGCTGCTATCGCTCAGGGGGGGGCAAATGAAGGTGTTGACCTCTACAAGCGCAGCTCACAAGCCAGCGCTAAAGGAAGGATGTTTGATGACTGTTATCGGCATGCGCGGTTGTGGGCAGAGAAAAACAGCACAGCCGTTGATAAACCGATCAAGAAAAAACAAAGCCGAACTGCGCCAACAGCTCGGCAGGGTCTTTTTTAAACCGTCGGAGGTTTGAATCATTATGCGCAAAAACAAACGCACAACGCAAGAGCGCGAAGTTACCCGCGATGACTTTTTGAAGCCGGCAGACCCGATCGGAACGATGTCACCCGTTTTTCATAAACGGTTTGTGGAGGAGTTCCGCAGGGTAAAAGCGCAACAGGAAGGCCGTCATGAGTAACACCGCTGAAATCATCCAATTCCGTGCGCCTGTAGAGCGTGAGGAGCATCGCGTGGCCGATACCGATGATGGGTATGTGCGCCTGGCGAATGAGCTGTATGAGGAGCTGATTGGCGCCAATTTAACGCGCAATCAGGCCAAGGTTGCGCACGCTGTATGTCGCAAAACTTATGGCTACAACAAGAAGGTTGACCGCATCGCTGATAGCCAGCTGGCAGAGATTACCCGTTTGCCAAGGCAGAAAGTTAACAAGGCTAAGAACGAACTGATTTCTATGGGAGTTTTGCTCCGCGAAGGGATGATGATCGGGCCGAATAAGAACCTTTCTGAATGGAAAATTCCAGAGTGTCACCAAGATAGTGACTTTGTCACCAAAACAGTGACAAAAAGTGTCACCAAAACAGTGACAGGGTTGTCACCAAAACAGGGACACACAAAAGACACTATTCAAAAGACATTAAAAACAGATCCCCCTAAAGCCCCCAAGGGGGAATTTTCGGAGGGAGTTCTCTCACAAGCAAAACAAGCCCTGGAGTATTACAACGAACTCGCAGGAGGTTCCTGCCGCTCTGCAGAACCATTCGCAGTGCTGCTGACCGAAACCAAAACCCGCAGCGCGTACACCCTGCAAGACCTGCAGTTGGTTTGCCGTTGGGTGGTGCGCACCTGGAAGCAGCGGAATAACACCGTTGCCAAGCCGGCGAACATCTGCCGGGTAAACCGGTTCGATGGATACCTGTCCGACGCTGAAGCATGGCAGAAGACCTGCGTAGAAATCGACTGCCAAGCGGTGGTGGATATTTACAACGAAATTACAGCGGGCCGTATGGCGCCTGTAGAGCTCGACAGGGAACGCGAAATTTCTATCCGTGAACTCACCACCCACCTCGCCACGAAGTCACCTGAGGGATTTGGTGCGTATTTTTCTGCATTCCTTGAGGATGCCAGAGAGTTTTACTTCGGCGGCCCAACCGGGGAAGGCTGGCATGCTGATTTCGAATACCTGATGAAACCTCAAACACTGCGCAAAGTTCGGGAGAGAACCCTGTGATCAACATCGACATCGAGGCAAGCGTGATTGGCGGATTGCTGCTAAGCGGGTTGACACCGGATGCTGCTGACGTTGTGGCTACGCTTGACCCAGAAGCGTTTTCGGTTCCGTTCTATCGCAACACGTTCAAGGAAATTTCTCGTCAGGCCAATAACCGCGGACTGATTGACAGTTTGCTGATCGCCGAGGCAATGGGGGATCAGCACTTTGGTGATGTCATGGAAACCTGCCGGAAATGTCCAAGCGCTGCGAACCTCAAAGGCTATGCCCGCCTTGTGGGGGAGTATTACCAGATCCGCCAATTCACAAAGCTAATGGAATCAAGCTATGACCTGATCGCCGGCGCCCAGAACCATGAGCGGGCACTTGCAGGCATTCAGGAGTTTTCTAGCAAGATTTTTTCGATTGCCAAGCCTCACGATGAGCACCGCCCCGTTCACATCGATGAGCTGCTGGAGTCTTACGCTGAGCTGTTACAGCACCGCATGGACAACGGCGAAGAGTCGGACACGCTGAAAACCGGCATCCCAGAGCTCGACGCAATTACCGGCGGTCTTAACCCTGTCGATCTCGTTGTCGTGGCCGCGCGCCCTGGCATGGGCAAGACCGAGTTTGCACTCAAGGTGGCCGAAGGCGTGGCAACGTCGACCGTTCGAATCGGCAATGCCGAGATGCCGCGTGGCGTTCTCATTTTCAGCATGGAGATGAGCGCACACCAGGTCATAGAGCGTCAGCTTGCCAATGCTTCGAACATGCCTGTTTCAGCGCTCCGTAACCCGGCGCAGAAGATGGGCGATGAAGAGTGGGCGCGTGTTTCTGCCGGCATTAGTCGCCTGCAAGGGCTTCAGGTTTGGATTGTCGACGCCTCAAAGCTCAACATCGAACAGATCCGCGCGATTGCAGAGCGACTGAAGCGTGAACACCCGAACCTTTCGTTAATCCTTGCTGATTACCTTGGGCTCATTGAAAAACCACGCGCAGAACGAAACGACCTAGCTATTGCGCATATCTCTGGTGGCCTGAAGCGCATGGCGAAAGATTTAAAAACGCCGGTAATGTCACTCAGCCAGCTTTCACGAGACGTTGAAAAGCGCGCACCTGGTCAGCGCCGGCCGACAAACGCCGATCTGCGCGATAGCGGAAGCATCGAGCAGGACGCAGACAGCATCATCATGCTGTACCGCGAGGCGGTTTATCAGGAAGACAGTCCGGCGGCGCCCTACGCCGAAATCATCGTAACGAAAAACCGCTTCGGTTCGCTCGGAACGGTTTACCAAGAATTTCGTAATGGTCACTTCATGCCGACCGATCAAGCTGCGGCATCACAGATCTGCCGTGCCAAGCCTCAGCAAAAACAAGAGCATCGATACGCCAGCAAGAGGGATATCTGATGAACGATTTTTGCCTGCATGAAACCACTAAGGCACAGCTTTGGCCTGTTCTAAAAGAGCTGGTGGCTACCGGTAAGCGCTACCGCGTGAGCATCGTTGAATGGCGAGAAAAAAGGTCTCTGAGTCAAAACGCGTTGCTCTGGAAGTGGAATGGAGAGGTAGCGGCTCAACTGACCAGAACCGGCAAAGGTAAGTTTGATCAGGACTATGTTCACGAATATCTGAAAGACCTGTATTGCCCTCCGAAGCCGATCACAGTGATGGGAGAAACGCGTTACGTGAAATCGACCAAGTTACTCGATACCGGGGAAATGACTCGCTACCTGGAGCAAATCGACATGTGGGCGCATCAGCGCGGGCTTCGTCTGACGATCCCGGCGCAGTGTGAATATCGCCAACTGCTGGAGGCGCAAAACGCGTGAAAACCTACAGCATCACTCCAGTGCCAAAGCCGCGAATGACTCAGCGTGACCGATGGGCATTACGTCCTCCCGTTTTGCGCTATCGCGCTTTCTGCGATGAGGTGCGACACAACCGCATATCACTGCCCGAAAGCGGTTACCACGTTACCTTCGTTATGCCGATGCCGCCAAGCTGGAGCAAGAAAAAACGCGCTGAGATGGCCGGTAAACCGCATCAGCAGAAGCCGGACAAGGACAATCTGGAGAAGGCGTTGCTGGATGCCATTTTTGAGGACGACTGCTGCATTTGGGACGGTCGAGTAACAAAGATTTGGGGCGAAGCAGGCCAAATAATTATAGGGGAAATAGCATGAGATTAGAGTCGATTCCGAAATACTTTGCACCGAAATCACCGACCTTTAGCGACTCACCGCGCGCGACGGCTTCGGACTCTTTGACCGGTACTGACGTAATGGCGGCATTCGGGATGTGCCAGGCACAAGCGGAGCTGGGTCTTTCGGCATTCATGGGGAAAATGGGCGTCAGTGATGCCGACAAGGTCAAGGCTGTGACACTGCTGGCGGAGAAAGGCATGACTGAATCTGTTCGCGTAGCGCCACTGAGAAAGCTGCAGGATGAGACACGAGTTCGCGTTGTTCTGGCGCTATCAGTTTTTGCCTTCCTGGATTACTCCCGCAGCGCATCGAGTGAGGTTGCTTGTGATTGCTGCTCCGGCACTGGATTTATTGAGGCCGAAGTATTCACGAATAAAGTTCACACCCCTTTCCCTGCGAAAGAGCTTGTCAAAGCGTCGATCCGGTTTGGCGTGGAGGGCTTCAGACCTTCCGAGTATGAAGTGCGCCGGGAGCTGAGAGAGGTTGTTCGCCTTAAGTGCAAAACCTGCAACGGGAAAGGCAAGATATCGACGGCCTGCCGTGATTGCTCTGGCAGAGGTACTGCAGTCGATAAGAAAGAGACAGCAAGGCAGGGGGTTCCGGTCAGAGGAGACTGCAAGCGATGCTCAGGCCGTGGGTATGAGCGCATACCAGCGTCACACGCATACGCAGCAGTGCAACAGGTCACGGATGCTATTTCCTCGGCGACCTGGGATAAAACCGTGAAGCCATTTTATGACGGCCTTATTCGCATTCTGGAGAGCGAAGAAAGTCACGCAGAGCGGGTATTGCAGCGAGTAACTGCATAGCGCGTAAAAAAATAGTGCAATATTTTATCGTGAGCTATTTACTTTTTCCGAAAACTGGGTGATTATCTTTCTAACACTAGAAATCCGTCTGATTGTTAAGGTGGATTCAAAAATTTCAAAGGCTGCCTTCGGGTGGCCTTTTTGCATTTCAGCCCCAGCCAACGGACGACACACACGGCACCCTCTTACCGGCAGCGTTTACGGCTGGTGGCTGATCCTTTCCTACAAACAGCACAGCCCGATAATCGGGAGGTGGAGTCATGAAGATGCCAAACAATCCTCACAACTGGGCAGAGCTCAGCGACATTCTAGCGGCCTGGTGGCGCGGTGACGTGCCGATTGGTGGTGTCGTCATGGCCGTTGTAATGGCCGTCCTACGAATGGCGTATGCTGGCAGCGGCTGGAAAGAAACCATATTCGAAGGTTTGATGTGCGGCGCCTTGGCGCTTACGACTTATTCAGCTCTGGATTACTTCGATGTACCGAAAGCTTTAACGGTTGGAATCGGCGGTTTCATCGGCTTTGTTGGCGTGAAGAAACTCAGCTCGTTCCTGTCTGGGTACGTTGGTAACCGGTTTGGTGGAGGCAATCAGGATGCAAACAAGTAAGGTTGGGCGAGAGTTCATCAAAGGCTTCGAACAGCTTCGCCTCAAGGCATATCCAGACCCCGGCACCGGCGGCAAGCCCTGGACAATTGGCTGGGGTCATACCAAGGGCGTTAAGCAGGGCGACCGAATTACCCAGGAGCAGGCAGAGCAATTCTTCTCTGATGATCTGGCTGTGTTTGAGCTGACGGTCAACAGCGCGATTAAGCGCCAGATGACGCAGAACCAGTTTGACGCGATGGTCTCGCTGGCATTCAACATCGGCGGCCCCGCCTTTGCTGGCTCAACGCTGGTTAAGAAGTTCAACGCCGGTGACGTGCAAGGCACTGCTGACCAGTTTCCGCGCTGGAAGTACGCGAGCGGTAACGAAATGCTGGGGCTGATTAAGCGCCGTGCAGCAGAGCGCGAGATGTTCCTGAGTTGACATGGAGAATCCGATGAACGAACAAGCAAACAAGGTGCTGGCGGAGCTACTTAAAAAAGCAAGTGACGGTATCGACGCCGCGGTGTCTTTCAGCCAGGCGCAAATCCCTGATGTTGTGCACCAGCTTCTACTGTGGAGCTTCACGCGAAGCATTGTGCTGTCGATACTGTGTCTAATCAGCATTCCATTTGCTGTCTGCTTCCTGAAGAAGCAATTCACCCGGAAAAAAATTGGCGAGTTCGTCAAGTACGGTGAGAAAAAAGAGCGATATCAATGGACGCTTGTATTCGATAGCGAGGGCGATGCAAGTCCTGCGATGCTCGTTTTGGCGTTTTTCGTACTGCTGTATGCGAGTTTTGTCGGTAGCGTACTGCTTAATATGACTTGGCTGAAGATTTGGTTGGCTCCGAAGCTTTACCTCATCGAATATGCAGCCTCCTTGGTTGGTAAGGGCTGATGGACACCTCATTCAGCTTCCGAACGATGGCGATTGGACTGTTGCTGGTGGCGCTGATTGTTGCCGGCAGGCTGGCGTTTTACTTCCACAGCAACGCAGTAAAGGCCGGTGAGCAGGTAAAGCAGCAGGAAAAGACGCTGGCGCAGCAGTCAGGACTGATCTCAACCCTGCAAGCACAAGACCGGAAGAACAGAGCCTTGGCAGCGGAGCAACAACAAAGAGAGCAGCAGCTACGCCAGCGCGAGGAAACCTACCAGAGGAAATTGCGAGATGCACTTAAAGGCAGTGAATGTGGGAATAGTCCTATGCCTACCGCTGTTGTTGAGCTCCTGCAGCAAAACTCCACCGCCGGCGCCAGAGCAGGTAATAATCCTTCCCCCTGAAACAGTATTCACGCCATGCGAGCGGCCAGAGCTGCAGGGAAACACTTGGGGTGACGCGGTGAGCTATGCCCTGGCGTTACAAACCTCGTTACATATCTGCGCCGGCCAGGTGGCCACGCTTAACCAATGGCGGGAAGCCGCCGGGAGAAAACAATGAACGAAGCAAAACCGCAAGATGGCAGCACCGTGAAGGGATATCGAACCCTCACGCCAGAACTTATCAAAGATATGAATGAAATTAAGGCTGCTAGCCATGCGTTCATTAAGTTGGTTGATAAGCAAAAAGGGTGGGTTGATGCTGAATTGTGCGAGACGGCAAACATGTCTCAAGAAGCCCATGAAGCCAATCGCTGCCTGGCTATCGCCCGCACCAAAATGCAGGAAGCCTGCATGTGGGCCTGTCGGGCGGTCGCCCGACCGGACGCGGATTGCTAACACCATCTGCATTACAGGTGGCATTCACTGAGTGCCATCGATAATGCAGAAAGTAAAAACCCGCCGAAGCGGGTTTCTTTTCTGCCTGTACGGCAGTTAACATGCTTTGCATATACTTCTAAACTGCCTGCTCAGCAGTCGGTGAAGTATATCATATTAGTCGGCCTGAATGACATGCCGGTCTTTTACCAGCTTGAAAAGCGACCCTGCGGAATGTTTGCGCTCTATCACAATGGAGTGGTCGGGATACGGACAGCGCTTGATAACAACGGCATCGCATTTATCGCCGGTGACAGAGTCAAAAACGTAAACTTTCGTTCCTGGCTTCAGCGGTGACAATGTTCCCTGGCTAAAAAGCCCCTGAAATCGGTCTTCTTCGCATTGTATTTCAGCGACATCACCCTCGCTCAGAAACGGCATGGTGTTTACCTTTATGCCGGGTTTCGGGACTACGGGTATTAAGTTGCTGAATATTTCGCGCTCGGCCAGCTCAGCGTCAGTGCCGATTGACGCCGTCAGTTGATGACGCCAGAACTGAATGCTCTCAATGCGCTTTGTCTCGGGATGCATAAACAAGTGGCTCTCATCCACGGATTGCATCGACGACGCTAGCTTGCGTTTTTCGTGCTCTATGCGTTCTTTTTTATCGTTCAAGTATGACAGCAGCTCAATTTCCAGCGCATCGGGAATAGAGCGGTTGCCGTTGCGCCAGTTCCTGACTGTTCTGTCCGTAACGCCGAGCGCCTCGGATAACTCGGTCACATAGTTTTCACCGATAGCGGCGCGGCAAAGGTTATCAAACGTGATGTTGTCCATAATTATCCTCACTGTAAATTGATTAAGATTTTGCACGCTTCGCGAGCGGTAGACGCTGTTTTTGCCGCTTTGATGGTATCAATCAGGCGACCGGCGTGGCCGCAGAAAAACTCAATTGATAACCACGCCTGGTAAGCGGGTTCAGGGTTTTTACCTGCTTTCATCACTTTGTCGTGCAGGCTGACCAGAAAGCTTTGCATGTCTTCCTGCAGATCGCGTGCATAAGCGATTTGTTTTTGAGTGCCGCTCAGGCGCTGGCTTCTGGCTTCGAACCACGCCTGGCGCAGGCAAAAATCGAAGAATTCACGGGCTGAGCCTGTTCTGGATTTTGCATAGTGACGCGCTTCTGACCAGGCTGCTTTCATGATGGAAGAGATGTCGTATTTCATTTTTTAGTCCTTTGACTGTTGGAGTGAGCCGTCTCGCCTCCCTTGAAAATAATAGTACATCGTTCCGAAATTCGGAACAAGTTGTTTTTAGCGACGTATATCACAAATATCATCACAGAGCAGCTTTCCGAGTCTGCTGCGTGATGAAGAATTCCCCCGACAAGGAATGAGACAGTGCAACCCCGCGAGGTGTGGCTGATGCTGCGAAAAATCAAACGGAAGGAATTTTATTTTTTTGCGGTGAGAAATGTGATGAGTGTTAAAAGGCACCACCCGTAGGGTTTGGCAGCATTTGCTACAGCAGTAATTGCAATAAGTTCCTCAGAAGTAAAGCTCATGTAGGCCTCCTTGGTTGGTTAGTTCGTTAAGCGACTTTGTACGGAATCGAATCACAGCGGAATTGCTGTGTTCTATTGTGTCGGCTATTGCCTATAGTCAGGGTTTATCCGCTGTGAAGTGCTCCCCCTATAGTGAGTCGCAATTACTTACATACAGCTGGAGGCTGGCGTATCATCCTCTGAACCAGGAGGATTTCATGTCATACAATCTCGGCAATCTGCCAAAAGAAGAAATGGACAAGGTGAATGTAGACCTTGCGGCATCTGGCGTGGCGTACAAAGAGCGCATGAACATGCCGGTAGTGCCGGCTCAGGTAGAGGCAGAGCAGCCTGAACACCTACGCGAACTCTTCCGCGAGCGCCTGCAACATTACCGCAACCAGAGCCACAAATTCCCAAGGCCAAACGACCCGCGATACCAGCAGATGGCTGAGGCCAACGGCAAGAAATGACTGAACCCGCTACGGCGGGTTTTTTATTGGGGGAGAGTCATGGCTAAAACAGCACAGGATGAGAGCCATGAGAGGCGCCCATACCCACCGTTAAGGTTTATCGAAGACCATCAGCTGACGCCTTATATTGGCCTGGTGCCTGCAAATGAGGTGCAGGAGTGGATGCAGCGCCAAATCATCGATGATGCCGGCAGCCTGTTTAATCCAGACCACGGACACCTTGCAGACGCCGATCTGCGCTTTATGTGGGCGTCGTCAGCGTTTGAGAAGAAAGGGCGCCATGTGCTCGGCCAGGCTGAAGAGGTAGCGATGCGCGCCGGCGGCTGGCAGAAGGCCAGGATGGAACAGCAGATGCATGAGTGGTTCGGCGAGGTGCCGAAATTCGTCATCACGCTGGCTGCCGACTACTGCTCCCAGTGTTCTGATGCCGAGTTCTGCGCCCTGGTCGAGCATGAGCTTTACCACATCGCGCAGGCGACAGACGATTTCGGCGCGCCAAAATTCAACAAGGAAGGCCAGCCGGTGCTGAAGCTGCGCGGCCACGACGTTGAAGAGTTTGTTGGCGTAGTTCGTCGGTATGGCGCCAGCGTGGAAGTTCAGGAACTGGTTGATGCGGCCAACAGGCCTGCGGAGGTGGCACAACTAAACATTGCCAGGGCGTGCGGTAACTGCATGTTGAGGCTGGCTTGATTTTATGACTGATTATGACGGGCAGGTAAGCTATGGCGACTTTAAAAGGTGAAGTTAAAGCCTTCATTGTTCAATCGCTTGCGTGCTTTGATACTCCTTCTCAGGTGGCGGAGGCCGTCAAAAAAGAATTCGGCATCACCATTCCTCGTCAGCAGGTTGAATCCCACGACCCAACCAAAGTGAACGGCAAAGGTCTGGCGAAAAAATGGGTCGAGATGTTCAACGAAACCCGCGAGCGTTTCCAGACAGAAATTGCAGAAATTCCGATCGCCAATAAAGCTTATCGGCTACGTGTACTGCAACGAATGTCAGTCACTGCTGAAAACATGAAAAACCTCGGCATGACAGCCCAGCTTCTCGAACAGGCTGCAAAAGAGGTTGGTGACGTTTATACCAACAAACAGAAGGTTGAACAAAACGTTATAGCCACTCACAACGTTATGCCTGTACCTTCCTGTGACAACGTTGAAGAATGGGAAGCCGCTGCGCAGAAACAACAAAATGAGGTTCTTGGTGGATGAATTACAAGGCTGTATGGAAGCCTCTCCCCGGATCGCAATCTCTGTCCTTAAGCTGCCCATGTAACGAGATTCTCTACGAGGGAACTCGCGGCCCCGGAAAAACAGCGGCGCAGCTGGCCAGATTTCGCCGCTTGGTTGGACTCGGATATGGATCGTTCTGGCGGGGCGTGATTTTCGATACCGAGTATAAGAACCTCACCGATATCATCACGCAGTCTAAGCGTATGTATCGCTTGTTCAATGACGGAGCACGATATCTCGCTTCAGCCTCGGAATTGCGCTGGGTATGGCCTACTGGAGAAGAGCTTCTCTTCCGGTTCGGTAAAGAAGAGAGCGACTACTGGGACTACCACGGGCAGGAATTCCCCTTTATCGGCTTCAACGAGCTGACAAAGCAGCAATCCGCCGAGTTCTACGAAATGATGTTCTCCTGCCGGCGCTCATCGTTCAGGCCTGAGAACTACCCGCTCGCTAACGGATCACTGCTTAGGCCAATACCTCTTGAAACGTTCAGCACGACTAACCCCTTTGGTATCGGCCACACATGGGTGAAGAAGCGCTTCATAGAGCCAGCTCCGCGCGGGACCATCATTCGCGAAACTCAGCGGGTATTTAACCCACAGACGGAGAAAGAAGAAGATGTGACGCTAACCCGCGTCGCAATCCACGGCTCATTCAAAGAGAACCCATATCTTGATCCGCAGTACATCGCAACGCTGATGGCTATCAAAGACCCTAACCGGCGTAAAGCGTGGGTTGAAGGCTCATGGGACGTCACAAGTGGCGGACGCTTCGATCATCTGTGGAATGAATCGCTGCACGTTATTAAGCCGTTCCACATACCAGATAGCTGGACCGTTGACCGTTCCCACGACTGGGGCGAGTCGAAACCGTTCTCTAATCTCTGGTGGGCTCAGGCTGACGGCACCGCGGCTGATTTGCCTGATGGTCGTCAATTCTGCCCGCCTGCCGGTTCACTAATCCTGATTGGTGAATGGTATGGCTGTCCGCCTGACGAGCTAAACAAAGGCCTGAATATGTCTTCGACGAACGTCGCAAAAGGCGTGGCGTGGATTGATAAGCGCATGGTTGGTGAAGAGGTCGACGAGCCAGAAGAAATTCAGCTCGACGGCATCACGCAGGGTCAGTTGCACATCATGCCAGGTATATGCAGCGAGGTTATCCCTGGCCCGGCTGACAGTGCGATTTTCAACACTGGGGATAACGAGCTATCAATCGCCCAGAAGATGGAGAATCAGGGCGTGGAATGGCTGGCAGCCGACAAAAAACCAGGTTCTCGTATCAATGGCGCATCGATCTTCGCTGACATGCTGGAAGCGGTAATCGAAGGTAAGAGGCTGGAATCAGGAATGCCTGAGAAGCCGGCCTTCTACGTTTTCGACTACTGCAGAGGCTGGATAAGCCGCATCCCGGTACTTGTTCGCGACGATAAAAACCCTGACGACGTAGACACCCAGCAGGAAGACCATGACTGGGATGGCACGCGTTACCGCGTACTCCATTCACCACAAAAAATAACCGGCATGTTGGTGCGTTCGCGCTGACGGAGGACATCGTGACCGAAAGCGAAATGAAACAACAGCGCGCCAGTAACTCCAGTATTGAACGGGAGCGCAATAAAAACCTGTCGATGCTCTTCAACGGAACAAGCAACACGAAGCGGCAGCGACTCTACCAGGAGTTCGGCTATCCGCAGCACCTGACGTTCGATGACTTCTATCGGGCATATCGGCGTAACGCGGTGGCTGGCGCTGCCGTAACCAGAATGGTCGACGGATGCTGGGAGGACTTCCCGGAGGTTTACGAGGGCGATCAGACGAAGGATGCATCGAAGCAGACTCCGTGGGATAAGCGCGTTAACAAGCTGCTTAAGCGCTGCTGGGAACAGATTAAAGGAGCCGACCGCCGCAACCTTGTTGGTCGGTACTCTGCAATCCTGATTCAGATTAAGGACAACAAGGCATGGAATGAGGCTGTGGACGCGAAAGCGGTTGGCCGCCTGGAGGAAAAGGCGCTCGTTAAGCTTATTCCTGTATGGGAAGCCCAGATCGACCCGACCGCATGGGACGACGACCCGAATAGCGAGTCGTTTGGGGAAGTGACGATGTACTCGTTCACCGAATTGCCTGTCGATGGAAACTTCGACGCTCGACCTGGTCGAATCATCAATGTGCACCCGGATCGGGTAATCATCCTGGCTGAAGGCTCTGATGATGGCGTAATGACGTCTGGGAAGTCACTGCTTGAGGCCGGATTCAATAAGCTTCTGGACATCGAGAAGGTGAGTGGCGGGGCATCGGAGGGATTCCTGAAGAACGCCAGCCGACAACTCAACTATTCGTTCAGCGAGAAAACAAACTTCTCAGCTCTGGCGAAAGCGCTCGGCGTTCCTGAAGGTCAACTTGCCGAAGCATTGGATCAGCAGGTTCGCCGCCTGAACGATAGCACTGACAGCGCCAGTTTCATGCAGGCTGGTACCGCTGAGGTGCTGAGCGTTACTGCATCCGACCCTGAGCCGACATGGCGTACCGCACTGAGTGAGTTCTGCGCTACTGTCCCTATCCCGGTAAAAGAGTTGGTTGGTATGCAGACTGGGGAGCGCGCCAGTACCGAGGATGCGAAAGGCTGGGGGCGAACGAGGATGAGTCGCCGCAAAGGGTTTCTTACCGATGTGATCACCAATGTGGTTTCGCGCTTCTGGAAACTCGGCATTGTACCTCCTGCAAAAGGCGAGGAAATCTCCGTTGGATGGTCAGATCTGCTAGCGCCGAGCCAGGCAGAGAAGATTGCCAATATGGACAAGCTCGCGGATGTTGCTGTGAAGTCGACCAATGCCTTCGGCCGTTCTGCTATCACTGAGAACGAAATCCGCTCGGCAGGCGAGTTCCAGCCATTGCCTGAGCTTGATGACGAGGTGCCGCCAGATGGCAACAAGCCAAAACCTGATCCTCTGGCCGACCCAGAACCAGAAACCAAAAAGCCCGGTGATACCGAGGTCGAAAGTTGACCCCACGATGTCGCGCAAGGCCGTCAGTAGGATGGAGCGCGACATTGATGACCGGTACTACGCGATAAAGGCTGCACTGAAGGTCGTGTTCGACCAGCGACTTACCGGTCGAGAGCGTGAGGCTAACAGCCACAACTGGCACTTCCTGTGCCACGTTAACGGCGAAGATCCGACGCTTTACCAGGTGAATGCTGGCCGGTTTATCTACGACATGACGCCGCAGGAGTTGGCGGACCTGCTGAACATCGTTCAAACCATTTTGGACGATCACCTGCTGGAAGGCGGCGAGCAAAACCTCTGGGCTATGGACTATGTCACCAAAGAGGCGCAGCGCGGCACGCTGGAAGCGTTCAATAACCTGTCTCAGCAGTCGCAGGTGTACGCCAGCCAAACGACTCTCTCGCAGTTACTGAGCAGTCCGGCATACCAGAACCAAATAGCGGCAGCGTATATCAGTACCTACAGCGACTGGAAGCTGGAGAGTGATCGGGCGCGCGGTGACCTGGCGAACATCATCGCGGATGCCGTTGGACGCGGTGTGAATCCGCGCGAAACGGCTCAGGTGATAAGCAAGCGTCTCGATGTCTCAATGAGCCGCGCAAAGAACATCGCTCAGACAGAGCAGGTCGGCGCGCTGCGGCAGGCGCAATGGAACGAAACGGACTGGGCTGCTGAAAGGCTGGGGTTGAAAACAGGTCTGCTGTGGCTGTCAGCGCTCAAACCGACGACCAGGTGGTGGCATGCCGCCGAGCATGGAAAGGTCAAAACGACTGAATGGGTTAGGAGTTTCTACTCTCGCGACGGCAACAAATACCACTGCTACTGCGGCCAGATTCCAGTTCTGATCAACGACGACGGCAGCATATTCAACAAAGGGCTGGCTGAGAAGCTGGCGAAAGAACGTGAACAGTGGCCGAAAGCGGCCTGAACAACTGAGGACACAGCGTGAAGCTATCCAGCATCCACGTTAAATCCCTCGCCATCAACGCCTCCAATATCTCCACGACAACCATCAACGACCAGGAACACTACGTCATTCGTGGTGCGGTTCCGATCGTCGACGACATCGTAATGAATGGTGGCCTGTATCCGGCGGAGGAGATTAACAACAGCTACCAGACGATGGAAGGCAAGCTGATGCCGCTTCCTCATCCGATGGTTGGCGGTAAGTATGTCAGCGCCAATGACCCACAAGCCATTAATACGTATCACGTAGGAGCATGGGCGCAGAACGTCAGCAAGTCAGGCGATCAGGTCGTCATGGACGTTTACATCAATAAGGAAGTCGCCGAGACAAAGCCGGACGGTAAACGCCTGATTAACCGTCTCGACGAGATGATCGCCGGGACTAACGTCGACCCCATCCACCTCTCTACCGGATTGCTTACCAACAAAGAGAAGAAGTCCGGTGAGTCGAAGGGCAAGAAATATTCGTGGATCGCCCGCAATATGAAGTTCGACCACATCGCCATCCTGCTCGATGAACCGGGTGCCGGTACTCCAGCAGAGGGAATAGGAATGTTCGTTAACGCCGACGGTCAGGAGGGGGAGGTAGAAACGGCCAGTCTTGTCGAAGCCGCGAACAGCATGAAAGATGGCCTCTGGAATAAAGCCAAATTCTTCTTCAGCAACGCTTCCGAAATGTCATTCGACGATATCTACCAAGCGCTGCGGATGTCCATCAAGCAGGACGACAAAAAGTGGCGTTATGTCGCCAGCGTCTGGCCTGACCATTTCGTTTACGAAGAAGATGGCGATAACACTAAGCCGAAACTCTTCGATCAGAAGTATCTCATCACTGACAAGGTCGTGACGCTCGTCGGAGACCCTGTCGAAGTCGTGCGCAAACCCACTGAGTACGAAGTCAAAACCAACGGAGAAACAAACCCGATGAAAGAAAAGATGATCGCCGCGCTCAATGCTGCTGGCGTAAAAACCGAGGGGCTGACCGACGATCAGGTCTGGGATGCCTACAACCAGCAAGTGCAGAAGAAAACCGGGGGCGGTGACCTACCAGGTACTCAGATCAACTCTGAGGCAATTACTGCTGCCGTTAACCTGGCTATCAAGCCGCTCACTGATGAGATCGGAACGCTGAAAACTCAACTGCAGGCCAACGCTGAGAAAGACCTCAAAACCAAGCGTGATGCGGTTAAAGCAAAATTCCCGTTCATGACAGAAGCGGCGCTCAACTCGCTGGCCGGCGAAGCACTGAACGACATGTATGCGCAGTGCCAGACCAGCACAGGTCTGAATCCATCCTTCCAGCAGGTCAATGCTGAAAATGACCAGTGGAAAGACTACGACCTCAACGCTGGCATCGATCAGGAGGAAAAATAATGGCTAACGTCATCTATCGCGGGCCGGTCGAACGCGAACCGGAAACCATCAACCTTCCTGTTGCAGCCGCGCTTAATCCGGGGGTTGCCGTAAAAATCTCTTCCGGAAAATTGGCAGTGGCAACCGACACTACTGGCCGTTGGCTGATCCTCGGCAATCGTCGCTTCATCGGTCAGGCAATCACCACTGCATACGCAGCGAACGAAACTGGCGTGGCTTACCGCGTAGAAGGCGAACAGGAATATAACGTTCGCCTGGCTGCAGCTGCATACACCGTAGGTCAGGAACTTACTGTTGGTGCCGGCGGCGTGTTCAAAGCGGCCGCAACTGGTAATCAGGTCGTCGCAACGTTCGACGAAAAAGCAGGGCGCACTCTGGCGGCGGAAGGTTTTGCCGACGTGGTGATCCTCTCCACTCCGTACGCCAAGGCATAAGGAAAAATACGAATGTTAAAGTTCACCAAACAACAGCAGGCGTTGATCCTTAACGCTCGCCGCCGCTGGGACATGATGCAGCGCAACATGGCTACACAGCATGGCTTTGCGGTCAACGACGCAAATGGACAGTTCATCGCCTTCGATGAGCTTGTTGGTAACGCATCGGTGCTGCCGAAAGACGTCTGGGGCGAATGGGACCGTTCGGCTATCACCGTACAACGTGATGTGCTGGCGGTGTTTAACGACCTGGCTTCTAGCGTCTCCCGCCCGATGGCGCTGGGTAAAATCGTCCATTACTTCATGACACTGTCCGACTCCGGTGACGTGAACATCAGCCTTGATGGTCGCGGCAAAGCCAGGACTGATCAGCCGGTCATGGATTACGAAGGTACGCCATTGCCGATCATCGACAGTGAACTGTCATTCGGCTGGCGCCAGATGCTGGCGGCGCAGACTGAGGGCTATTCGCTGGACAGTGACGCCATTCCAAACCATCAGCGCAAAGTCGCTGAGAAACTGGAAGATATGGCGTTGAACGGTGATGCCAACATCAATGTTGGTGGCGCGCGCATTTACGGCCTGCGTACCGCTCCAAACCGTGCCACTGGCACAACTGCATTAGATTTGAATGGCGCGTCAGGTGCTCAGTGGGTGGAAGCAATTAAAGAGCTTATTGGCCTGCTGCAGGGCAATAATTTCTATGCGCCAGTCACTATTTACCTGAACTACAAAGACTGGTTCTACACGACAGTCACTGACTATGCCGCCAATTATCCCAAAACTATCTTCACCCGCATCATGGAGATTCCGGGCGTAGCGAAGTTGGTTCCTGCTTCTAAAGTTCCGGCTAACGAAATGCTCGGTATCGTTAAACGTACTGATGTTGTCCAGATCCTCAATGGCATGCCAATGACCATGCGACCTAAAGCGCGCCAGAACCCAGAAGACGATTACGTTTTCACGGTGCTGGCTGCCGCGGCACCGCAGTTCAAACATGATGCAAACGGCCAGGCAGGCTACGTCCAGCTTACCAAAGCATAATTAATGGGGCTTCGGCCCCATATTTTTTACGGAGGCCACATGGCTGGTAAAGAACAACAATGGCTGCTTACCCATGACAGTCACGAACTGAAAAAGGGTGACACCTACAAAGGCGAAATTCTTCCGCTCTGGCTTGCAGGTAAAGCCATTCCGGTTGGTGAGCAGGTTCTGGAGGTGGCGACCCCTGCCGACCTGCAAAAGCTGCAGGCTGACCTCGATGAGGCCAACAGCAAGGTAACGTCACTGGCTGAAGCCAATACCAAGCTGCAGGCTGACCTCGATGAGGCTCAGAAGCAACTGGCTGATTTGCAGAAGAAGGCAAAATAATCATGGCTGACCCAATCACAGCGGCAGACGTGCAGGCGTTCCTCGGTGAGTTGGGTTATGCCATTCCCGGCGCGCTGCTCGATCCGATTCTCTGCGTGGTGAACAAGATAATCCCGTGCCTCGATGTCGCGGAGTATGACGAATGCACTGCAAAGCTCATCCTGATGTACGCTGCCGCGCTCATGGCAACATCCTCTGGAGCCAGAAGAATAAAATCGCAGGGAGCGCCGTCAGGTGCGTCGCGCTCGTTCGATTATGGCGAGGACAGTATTGTTTGGCTGCGGCAGTCACTTTCTGATCTGGACATCGCGGGATGTACAGCTAGCTTGCCGATTAGCGCTGGTGCAAGTGTAGGTTTTTTCATGGTTGCTGGAGGTTGTTAATGTTGGAGACAAAAGACGAAGACGAGAAACCTGATTGCGAAAAATGCCCCAACTGCCCCGGCTGTCCTGACCAGTATGAGGATTATCTCTCATGAGCGCTGCGGCTAACTGGAGCTATACGGCGGTCGCTACGGTCTGGAAAAAGCTGGGCATGGACGATTACGGTAAATCTTCCTTCGCTAAGCCTATCCAGATCATGTGCGATTACGGTGGTGATGCTACCGCCCGGCTTGGCGATATCGGGCTTGAGTTTGTTGTAAAAAACACGCACTGGACTGAATATGCGGATGCACGCCAGGGGGACTATATCCTGATCGGAGCTTCATCTGAGCCAGACCCGAAAAAGGTTGAGGGTGCTGATGAGGTTCGCCATATCATCCGGTATGCCGACACGTTTGATCGCATCGCCGACGACTACGCGATTATCACGGGAGTTTGATATGGGCGTGAAGGTTAACGGTATCCGGGAGGCGCAGGCCAATCTGGATAGATTAATCGGCGATATCAAGGGGAGGAAAGTTATCAGGGCTATGCAGTCGGCGCTGCTTATCGGTGGTTCTCAGGCTGCTTTATACACCCCTATCGACACGTCGACGCTACTCAATAGCCAGTATCGCGATATTTACGTGAATGGCTCCCGGATTACGGGACGCGTTGGCTATTCGGCCAATTACGCTGTCTACGTGCATGACCCGAATATTCCCCAGAAATTCCGGCGCGCTACCGCCCAAAAAGAGTTCCTTACCAAGGGCTTTGAAGATACCAAGGCGCAGATTGACAGAGCGATCAAGAAGGAGATGCAGCTATGACGCCAGCCATGCATCGCCGCGTTCGCGATTACTTTGTTGATGCTGGACTGACCGCCGGCTTCACTACACAGATGCTGCGCTGGAGGGATATCGGAAAGGGCGAAGTTAAATTCATCGTCTTCCGGCCAAACGGTGGTAGCCCAGTTCGCAACGATCTAGCCAGCGAATATCTGGTACTGGTCGACGTCATTGGCGCCATAGGAGAGGATGAGGCGGTCGACAACGCTGTTCAGGCGATTATCAGCCACATCCAGAACAACCCCATGCCAAATGACTGCATCGGTCATATTGAGAACGTCGGCGGCATCCCATCCCCAGTTTCCACAACTGAAGGGCGATTAGTCTATCGTCTGCAATTCGCTTGCCTGTACGGCGAGTAATCAATAATCAAAGAGGTAAGCAATATGCAAGGTTGCTCAACTGACAACAGCAAGTTGTTCGGTCGTGGCATTGTGCTTGAGGTGGCTTTAGGCTGCCCTGATACAGTGCCTGCAGAAAGCGAATGGCAGTCGCTGATCGCCGGTACTTCCAAAGGCTTCGACTTCAGCCCGAATACCGTAACTTCGGATGCGGATGACACCAAGGGTTATGTTGAAAACCTGGTCACTAACTCAGACTTTACCCTGAGCTTTGAAGGCGAAGTGCGTAAGCGCGATAAGCTGGATCAGTTCGGCGTAGCGAAGTTCGTTAAGTATTACAACGACGAAATTCAGGCTGGTCGCCAGCCCACTTTGTGGGTGCGTGAAGAGTATGGTCCGATCACCTTCATCGGTTACATGGCTATCACCGCGCTGAGTTCTGACGGCGGCACTAATGACATCGTTACGCTGTCTACTGAGTTCAAAGTGGCTGACTCCGATACCATCCAGGTTATCGACACTCCGGTTGATGTTGCTGTGACAGGCGTAACCATTTCCCCAACCAGCGGCACGGTCGCCGCCGGCGCGACAACCACTTTTAACGTGACCATTGCGCCAGCTAACGCGACAGATAAGACATTCACTCTGGTTTCGTCTGTACCTGCGCGGGCAACTGCAACGGCTAACGGTTTGGTTGTCACCGTATCAGCACCTTCTGGTGCCACAGCAGGCACAGCAAACATCACTGTAAAAACCAACGACGGGGATTTTACGGCTGTATACGCAGCTACTGTCACCGCGTGACTATCACAAAGGGCGTTTGCGCGCCCTTGATGATAATTATTCGAGGCAACCATGACTCCATTAACTGAAATTGGCGAGATGCTCATATCAGACGCCAGCCGCGACTACTTCTTTAGGCCATCATTCGGAAACATGTCGCGCATAGGCTCTCCAGCGGAGATTGTAGAGCGATTTGCTGAACTGCATACCAGTGAGGCCCCGAGATTGCTTTCTGCTGCTGTGGCAGCGTATGGCGAGATTCCAGGGTGGTTGCTTGCCTATATCAACTCACCATCGTTTAGCAGCTCGGCTATCTTTGCTGGGATGATCGTCATGCAGGCCTGTTGTGATGACGATATCAGCGCGCTGGTGGGTGAGCTTCGACCAAGTAAACGGGGGAGAAGAGCGTTCGTGTTCCGTCGTGGCAGTTTGCCGGCGAGCGACATTATCATCCTCGGGCAGTCGCTGATCACTCACGGCATCATCGGAAAAGCCAAGGTTCGCCGTCTCCAGCGGCATGAGACAAATAGCTTTGTCAGTGAGTTCAGCGCATTCGAGTACATCAGTGCTGCTCGTAACCATTTCAGCATGCCGCGCGCTGAGGCCGAGCAACTGACCATGACGGAATTTCAGCTGCTGATTAACGCTAAATACCCAGATCAGAAAGGGTTAACCGCTGAAGAGTACGATGCTGTCGCGGATGAGTACATGAAGAAGAAGGCACGACGTCTGGCTAAGGCCGCGTAGAAGAGCTGGCAGGCGATGATGGGTAAAGGAAAGTAGCCCGCTTAGCTGCGGGGTTTTCGTTGCCAGCAGCGCGCCATCTGCTACGATTCCCATATCTTTGATTGATGGGGATAGGGATGTGAAGAAGATTTTTTTCACCGTTATGCTGACCATTGCGTTATCAGGGTGCGGAGGCGATGAGCAAGATGCCTATGACTTTGCACAGAAGGAAATAACAGTCTCCACTCCAAATAATGAGGATGCTAAATTTAAAGGCATGAAATTAGTCAGAGTCGTTAAATTATCCAATGGAACCAGTAAGGGAGTTGTTTGCGGCATGTCTACCAACCCGAATAGCTTCAAAGGATATAAAGACTTCGCTGTTTTCTACAAAACAGAGGCCGGTGCTGTTTCAGGGAAAGTAAACTATGTGCTAAGCGAAAAAATTCTTCCCGGCCAAGATGAACGATCGGTTATCGAAATCTGCCGCTAGACAATACCCAACATTTTATCAACCTCGCACTCGCGAGGTTTTTTTATGCCCGGAGAAAAGAACATGGCAGAGCAGGACGGCGGTAGCTTGGTTTACCAAGTTGATATTGAAACTGCAAAGATGGTCACAGGTAGCCGTCAAGCAGCTGTCGTGTTAGGGGAGATGGAAAAACAAGCCAATCGCTCATCTAAAGCCGTTGATGGACTGACATCCTCTGCCGATAGTGCTGGTAGGTCTATGTCTGGGTTTAAATCAGTGTTGAGCGGTGTTGCAAGCGCAATATCAGTTGCTTTGATTATCGATTACGGCAAGGCTTTTTTGACAGTCGCCGATAACATTACGCAACTTCAGTCACGGATCCTTAGGCTATCAACTGATGCCGCAACAGCAATGTCTACGTTTGAAACGTTGACGGCCATAGCATCGACTACTGGCGCTAGCCTCAGGGATACGGCCAAGCTGTGGGAGGCGATGACCTCCGCGCTAAAAGGGACTGGAGCAACCAACGCCCAAATACTTGCATTAACCGATACGCTTCAGAAAATAGGGCGAGTTGGCGGCTCTTCTACAGAAGAGATGGCAAATGCATTAAGACAATTCGGCCAGTCTATTTCCTCCGGCACAGTAAGAGCCGAAGAATTTAACTCCATCCTTGAACAAATGCCTGAACTTGCTAGGCAGATTGGCGCAGGGATGGGACTATCAATGGGACAGTTGCGACAAGCAATGCTCGAGGGGAAGTTGAGTGCTCAGGACGCACTTAATGCAATCATGAAGCAGTCATCGGCAGTTAACGATGAATTCTCGAAGCTCCCAAGGACGATGGATCAGGCGAGCAACTCCCTTACGATTTCCCTTCAAAATCTAATTGGGAAAATGAACGAAGCTATGGGCGCTAGCGCAACCATGGTGAAGGTTATTGACTCTATTAGCGCAGCAATAGATAGGCTAAGCGGCAAAACAGAGACGGCATCGCAGAAGATTGCAGATCTCACGTCAACTGGCGAAATGTATGCACGAAGAGCAAGAACGTGGTCATGGCTTGGCCTTGATGGCTGGTCTGAACAAAATCAGGCGTTAGCAGCTCTCAGTAACAAAGCAGCCACGCTGATCGGCGACTTGAATTCGGTGGCTAAAGCTTCAGAAAGCGCAGCCAATGGTACGATTAATTTCAATAACTCTGGCACCGCAAACCCTAAGCAAGATGCCTTGGTGAAACGTTCTCAGCGACGCATAGAGCTATCGAAACTTGAAGGGGAAGCCAGGGCCAGGCTTCAGGCGGTATATGACGCTGAAGATGCTGGAATATCTAAGAATGATCCGCGAGTGAAAAAACTCCAAGATCAGTATGCTGAGATAGAGCGGAATACCAAAGCCCAGAAAGAAAGCAATGCGGAGGGCAAGAAATCAGCCAACCAGGCTGAAGGCGTTGCTCAGAAGCTGGCAAACCTGAAGCAGCAGTCAGAGCTTGCGGCGGGCTCAACAAGTGAACTTAGCCGAGAGCAGGCGATCCTGACAGCACAGCAATCACTGGGGAAAGGAGCTACACAGGCCCAGATCGCTGAGGCTGGTGCTTACGCTGCCAAAAAGTGGGACACAGCCAACGCTATCAAGGCGCAGGCTGCAGCAGAGAAGCTCCTGCCAGAAGCCAAAGAGAATGCCAGCTACGCTCAGGACGTGAAGGACTTAAACACGGCGTTAGCGGCCAAGAAAATCAGCCAGGAGCAGTACAACACCACGGCTGAGCAGCTGGAGCAACAGCATCAGGTTAACTTGGCAAAAATCCGGGCTGAAGCCGTGGTAAGTCCTCAACAGCAAGCTGCCGGCATGGTTGACCCAGTGCAGCAGCTTGCCAATGAGAATGCGCAGAAGCTGGCGTTGATTCAGCAGTTTGAAAACGATGGTACGTTGGCGCATGACCAGGCATTAGCACTGCGAACGGCTGCGGATCGTCAATACGAGCAGCAAAGGACAGAGGCACAATGGCAGCTATTGAGCCAGCAGAGCCTTGGTTACGACATGCTGACTAGCGCTGTTGATGCCTTCTCTGGTAATGCCTCCAACGCTATTACTGGGCTGCTTACCGGCACCATGTCGGCACAAGAGGCGATGCGGTCGCTTGGCAACACCATCCTGAACAGCGTGATAAACAGCATCGTTCAGGTGGGTGTGGAGGCATTGAAAAACTACATCCTCGGCCAGACGCTTGGCGCCGCCTCCGTGGCGTCATCTGTGGGTATGGCTGCAACAACGGCTTCAGCCTGGGCGCCGGCGGCCGCAATGGCATCGCTGGCAACTCTTGGCGCTAACGCAGCTCCAGCGGCTGTTGGAATAACCTCAACCGTGGGATTGGCTGGTGGGCTGGCTTTGGCCGGCGCGCGTTATAACGGCGGCCCTGTGAGCGCTGGCGCGATGTACCAGGTAGGTGAGCGAGGCAAGCCAGAGATTTACCAGGCGAGCACTGGTAAGCAGTACATGATCCCCGGTGACAACGGCAAGGTGATTAGCAACAAGCAGATGACCGGCGGCGGCAGTGCGGCGCCAACCATCATTATCGAAAACTACTCATCCGGCGCTGGTGTAATGGATACCCAGGCCAGCAAAGGGGCTGATGGTGCCGATGTGGTGCGCATTGTGCTTGCTGATCTGCAGCAGGGCGGGCAAATCAGCCAGGGTATATCCCAGTATCACCAGGCGCCTCGCAAAGCCACTGAATAGCAGCACTCAAACCTCCATAACCCGCTTCGGCGGGTTTTTTATTACCGGGAGAAAACCGTGGCAATACCTTATCCCGACTGGCTATCACTTCCCCAGAAGGCCAACAAGAGCCGCACGATTGATGCCGGGTTCCGCACCGATCAGCCGGCAGTGGGCGCGCCTATCTTTCAGCGCCTGACAGATGACCTCAAAACTACCTGGTCGCTGACGTGGATTTTCACGCTGCAAGAAGATCGGGCATTCGAGCAGTGGTATCGCAGCCCTCGTTACCTGGATAACGGCAATCAGTGGTTCACGATGCTTTGCAATCTGGGGGGCTCTGGCCTGCAACTGCAGGAACTGCATTTCGTAGCGCCTCCGGTTCAAACGAGCATCAACGGCAACACGACGACGTGGACAGCGAGCGTAATCACACGGAAGGTCTACAACCCGGATGATGAGTTCTCAGACGTTATTGTTGAACTGCCTCCAGGTCAGTGGGGGATTATTGATGAGGTTGTTACCCGAATATGGCCGGAGGTGTAGATGCCAACGTTGAGAGAATTTCAATCACAGCGACCCAACCGGATCATCTATGACACGATGACGTTCAGTCACCCGGCATTTGGCGCTATTCGGCTGGTGGCTAACCAGATATACCCAAAGACGTTCGCCGGCCAGGTGTTTTCACCTTGTCGAATGGAGGTTGCAGAGAGCCAGCAGAGCAGCACGCCGGTGATCAACTCAACGGTGAAATTCGGGCGCTTGGCACAGGACTTTAAGCAGCAGCTGAAGCTGTGGCGCGCGCACTCACGCATAACGCCGATCTCTGCCACGTATCAGCGTTTCGATGCGGCTGACATGAACACGCCGCTGAAGTCGTGGACGCTGTATGTGAAAGATGCCTCTCTCGATGAGGCTGACGTAACGTGCTCGCTCACGCTGCAGAACCCGCTAAACAACAACATCGGCTTTCTTTACAACACCACTGAATTCCCAGGACTCGCCAATGCATAAACCTGACTTCATTCACGCCATGGAGGGTAAGCCGTGGTGCGATCGGGCGTGCTCGTTCGACGCAACTGATTGCTGGGGACTGGTGGTGCTGTATTACCGGCATGTGCTCGGCATAGAGATACACCAAACGCCGGACTACGAAGCCGGTAGCGACTTCCTGACGTGTTTTTCCGGTGAGGTTGTGTTTTGGCATCAGGCCGAGAAAGCGGCCGACGGTAGCATTTTTATCGCGTATTACGGCGGCCAGCCAGCCCACGTTGGTTTGGTCATCGATGGGCAAGCATTTCACAGCCGCGGCGAAGCGGGGCATGTGCGCTTTGACAAACTGCGGACGCTGGAGCGAGTTTTCACCAAATTGGAGTTTTACGACTATGCCGTTGATCGAAGTTCAGCGCGTGCCGGGGCTGCCTAAAGAACGTCATAACCTTCCCGCTGGCAGCATGTTCTATCCCTGGCTTAAATCGGCCAACCTTCACTGCGATGTTGAAATTCTGCGTAATGGCGTAAAGCTGCAGCCTGATGATGAGCTGAATTTCCCGCTCAACGATGGCGACGTGATCAGCGTGTTCGACCAGCCGAAAAGCGGAACCATTGGGAAGGTTCTCAGCCCAATTTTTGCCCCGATAAAGTTCGTCCAAAAAATCCTGACGTCATTACTCGGCCAGCCAAGCGCGGGCGTGGCGACAAGCAGCAACGCAAAGACCTCCCCGAACAACAGCCTGAAAGGGCAAACCAACATTGCGCGAAACGGCGAGGCAAAGCCTGACAACTACGGCCAGGTGCGCGCGTACCCTGACCTGATTCAGGAGTCGCTGTTCGAGTACGACAACAACATCAAGAAAGTCACAGAATGGATGAACTTCGGTCTGGGCCGATATGACTGGACGTCAGTAAGGTACTCAGAATCGAACCTAGGAGCGTTGGCTGGCGCCTCATACCGTATCTACCAGCCAGGCGAGAACATCCCGCTGATCAATGAGGGGTTCGCTTTCGACGACATCGACGGCCAGGAGCTTCCTGGGCCGAATGAGAGCGGTGATTTCCCAGCAGAAACGGCGACGACGACCACCGACATGGTTTCTGGCGAGTTCATCGCCGGACAGGCAAAGGTGAAAATCAAGCAGAACAGCGATTTCGATTACTTCTATGACCTATCTAAGCCTCATTCTGTGTCGTTCGTTGTCAGCGTCACCTACAACACGGTATCAGGGCCAGTAACGCGCGATATAACGGTATTTGCCGATCTCTTCAGTGCGACGACAACAGACGATGGCGCCCCGGTAAATCCGCAGTATTTCTACGAGTTCACGTTTGTAAATCTGAGCGGTAACGATATAAGCCAGATCCCCGATGATGCGGTAATCAATACGTCGATATTCACGCTTAACGACAATGAACCGTTGGTAATCGGCCCGTCGTTCTCTCCGGTTGATGGGACTCAGCTTTGGGTTCATCTGCAGGCGCAGTTAGGTCACGGTGACTATGCACGAACCAACGTCACCTTCTACAAGGTCGATGATGATAACAACCAAATACCAGGCACGTTAGAGAGCTACAACGTCGGTCTCAACAATGACGATGAGAACTCAGATACAAAATATCAGACGTTTAAATTCACACCTGCAGCCGGCAATGGCCGTTATGCGATTTCTTTCATCCGGTCGAATAACAGCAATGACCATTCAATCCTCAAGGTCGAAGCCGTTCACATCGTCAGGACGCGCACCAACGTTGTTTACCCGAATGACACGCTCGTAACCGTCACTGTCACTGCGACAGAACGCGCGACCAGTGCAAGGGAGCGAAAATATAACGCTCTAATCACCCGCCACGTCATCAGCTACAACCTAGCCACACAGACAGTCGATTACACAGAAAGGCCGTCACGCTCGTTTGCAGACGCGGTATTGCACACCTGGCTAAAGATGGGTGGTCAACCAGAGTCGAGTATCGACATCTACGAGCTTTACTCTATCGCGGCATCTTTGCCGGATCAGCGCCTGGGCTATTTCGATTACACCTTCGATGACGAAGATATCTCGCTGGGCTCTCGGATTCAGACGATCTGTGATGCGGCCACCGTGACGGCGTTCTGGGATGGCGGGGTGTTGTCTTTCACGCGTGATGAACGAAAACCGAATGCGACGACGGTATTCAACCGCGCCAACATGAAAGCGGAGGATTACAGCCTTTCCTACGACATGACTCTACCAGGTGGTTTTGATGGGGTAGAGGTCAAGTATCGAAACCCGGTCACGAATAAACAGGCATTCATCCGCTACCGGATCGTCGGCAACTCGATTGAAGAGGGTGAACCGGTAAAGGCGAAGAAATTCGACATGCTGTTTATCCGCAATTCGTACCAGGCGCGGGATCGGGCATTGAAAGAAGTTCGCCGGCTTCTGTACTCACGGCAAACCATGGCTATCCGCGCGCTGGCCGATGGTGAGTGGGTGAATGTTGGGCAGATGGTGCAGGTAGCCGATATCTACGACGCTAACCAGCAGGATGGTTATATCGTCGCGCGTAACGGCAACAACTTTGATACCAGCGAACGGATCGAGTGGTCTGAGGACATGTTTGTGGTCGTTACTGATGCAATCGGTGCGCCTACAGCTCGCGTCCAGGCATTTCCTCGCACAGATACCATATTTGGCTTCACTGCAGCAGTACCAGCAATAACCCTCAACCTATATGACGGCTACAACACACAGTCGCCGTCTCGCTACGTTATTGCCACTCAAATGGAGATGGATGCCACTAAGTGGACGATCACCGAAAAGAAACCGAATGGCGACGGGACTACCTCGTTAACCATGTCTGAATACAATGATGAAATGTATAATTACGAGGTAACTGAATAAATGGCTACCACACCAACAAACAATCCCATTCCAAGCGAAGCAGTACAGGATTTAAAGTTTAACTCTGGAAAAATAGATCAAATCGTAAACTCAAATTCTAAAACTTATATCGATAGATTTGGAGTTGAGCGATATACGTGGGCTGGTGCGCTGGCAAATATATCGCCACTCGGCCACCCTTGGACAGAAGAAGAAGCAAACGCTGCAATTGCTTCCGGAGAGATACCTAATGATGCATATTATTTTGTTTGGTCTCCTGACAAAAACAATATTGCTGATGTTTGGAAAAATGTTAATGGGGTTGGTACAAAGACTGACAAAAGTTACCCATCAAGTGAATTTGTAAGCGAACTTGGTGATAAGGTTAATTATCTTTCAAACCAGCTAAGAAACGTGCAGAACATCAAAGGCGTGAAGGATGAAATGGGCAAGGAAATCATTGCCGGCATCGCATCCGAAAACGGTAAAATTCCACTTTATGTTAATAGCAATGGGGATTCCTTCTTGTCTGGATTGCGTGTAGTTAATCTTGGTGGCGAGCCAGGAATTCTTTTAACTGATAGCCTATTCAGGCCATATGCATGTTCACCAGGATATTCTAATCCTGAAGGAATGCCAGTAATAGGTGTCATTACAGAAAGGAAGGTCAATGTAATAAGGTTCTCTGGAATTATGAGTGTACAGGCACAGGGGCAATCTTTATCGTGTGGCGTTACCGATCAAGAACACATGAGGGTTCTATCTACTGTCCAACCTTATCTGAATATTACATTCAGTGGCACGATATTCAGCGATACAACAGCTACTGACACGATAGTGCCATTGGTGGAGTCAACTAAAAACGAAGATTCTGAATTTCCGCAATCAGAAAGTTATGTAAGCGGATTTACAAACGGATTAACCAAAAGGCTTATTGATGATAGGTCTTCTTCAGCCTCTGGGTTAGGTACCGTCTTCTTTGGTTCTTCTGCCGGAACACCAGGACTGAAACTATCAGAAATCAGCAAGGGCACGGCTGCATATGCAAAAACCATAGATCACACAACAAATGCAAAGAGGTTAGCAAACGCTGAGGGTAAGACTTTCTCGACATTAGCTGTGATGTTCGACCAGGGGCAATCAGATTACAGGGATAACACTTCGTTTAATCAGTGGTATACAGGTATGAAGGCATACATGAATGATCAATGGAACGATGACAAAAACATAACTGGTCAGGAACATAATAAAATTTATATTGCAGATCAAATATCAACTCATAAAGCATATGCGAGAAGAGAACCGACAATTGCCCTGGCTATCAGGAAGTTATCGCATGAAGGATTGATGCAGATAGGATTCCCAGGCTATGTCGCTTTGTATGTTGATGGTGTCCATATGTCACCACAAGAGTATTTATACTGCAGCAAGCTGGCTGAACGGTCATTGTTTAGAGCGCTTAAGAATAACGAGGAAGGACGCGAAAACGGTATTACTTGGCTAGCTATCACTTCAGAGTTTGTTCAGGGTAATGTGCATGAGTTGACTTGTAGTGCTCCTACGTTACCGATTCGGATTAAAACTGATTGGGTCGCTGAAGCGGAAAACTATGGATTTGATGTAATCAACAAAAATACACGAAATGTTGTTGATATTATCGATTCTGTCGCTGTTTCAGCATCTGACAGGATTTCAGTGATTTTATCTAGGCCATTAAACTCCGACGAAACCCTAACATATGGATGGGGGCGACCAGAGGGGGCGCAAACAAATGGAAGACTGAGCGGGCCAAGAGGAAACATTTGTGACAGCTCCGGCGACCTGCCTGGAGAGTCATATACGGATTCTGACGGTGTTTTTCGCCCGATGGATGACTATTTGGAAATCTGGATGTCGGAGTTATAATTATGCCTATTTTATTAGCAGATGATTCTGTTATCGAAAATCCAGCGTTTGGCATTAAATACGTGCCATTCTCAGTAGTAGATGGATGTATGGCTGCATGGCGCGGTGATTTCAGTTCAGACTTAACAGGAAACGGTAATACACTGACGAAAATTGGCAATCCAAATCAGGCTGCATTTGGTGTTTCGTGTAGTAAAGTTAATGGCTACCTTACCAGCGTTCCTGATGGAGTTAATAGAACTCTAATCTGTATTCATCGGCAACCAGCTGTAGTTGACTCGGGTTCATCCTACAACTACCCATTCGGAAACCTTAGCCAGAACAATACCGTAACTGGTGTAGGTATTGGTATCATTCAGAGTGCGAGTAAAACTACTGATATTAATTCAATGAGTGGTGTTGTAGGTGCCGGCCAGAAAACAGACCCATATTTTTCGTTGGCAAAACCCGCGACTACACCGGCAGTCAAGGCGCTATCGTGGCAATGGACGGCACTAGTTGTTGATGGCAGTGGCAACTTCTGTGCTCTGTATGTTCCATCACAATCAGGTGCCCTCGTCATGGGTAATAACACGCCAGGTGTAAATCTTGCTAATCGAGTGATCCTTGAGGGAAGCGCGCCATCACGTTACAGAATTGGAGCTTGGCGAGATCCATCGACGCCTGTTACTGCTTCATCTAACATCGAAATTGCCTCATGCTCCGTTTTCGACAAAGCTCTTTTGCTGTCTGATCTGAACATGATGTACCTGTATGACAAATTCTTCATGGCACAGCATGGAGAGGTCATCTAAAAGCGTGCCGGGATGGATCCCGGCTTTCTTGATGACGTAGGGCACTTTAAATAGTATGATTGCTGCGCAAAGCATACAACACAATGAAATGGAATTTTCATGAAGAAAAAATTCGTCTTTTCAATTTTATTGGCATTAACTGCCGCAGCAATCTATTTCGTTTACAGTTTTATTTATGCGAGTGACGGGAGGAAAGTTTATTTAACAATAATAGATGATGATACAAGGGCTGAAACATATAAGTATTGGGGAAGACTTTCCAAAGAGACAGGAGTAAAAATAACCATAGCTGCAGTACCTAACTGGATTAATGGAAATCACCCATCTGGTAAAGATTCCATGACCATATCACAGTTAAAAGAAATGTATGATGATGGTAATGATATAGTTTCTCATGGGTTTAACACATTGACGGTTCAGGAGCATCTTGACGATCCCGATGTGATATATGAGGAGTTGCACGACTCTCGCCAATGGCTAATAGATAATGGCTTTGTCAGAAATCGTGGGTATGACTACTTCGTATGGCCTCAAGGCTTGATCGGTGATGAGAAAATTAAATCACAGGCCAAGAAAGAGGTTGAAAAATATTACAAATTCGCTGTGAATGCATTTACCGTTCAAAACCATTTGGTTTCAAATGATTTTGATTCTTACGATATACCGAGGGCAACATCGGACGGCCAGGGTAAACTTAAGCTAATTAAGTGGATGCACGATACCATAAAAGATGGCGGGTGGCTTATTTTGCTCAGCCATTCTTGGCATGCGGATGACTACGACAACGGCAGCTATGACAAATGGTCTGCAAGGTATCGATACCTCCTGTGGTATGCGAAATTAAACAATGTACAGATAGTCACGTTGCCAGTTGGCATGAAGATTTGGTGCCAGAACAACACAACTAACGAGCAATGCAAATGGCTGAACGCTCAAAGTGAAAAGCCATAAGTTAATGCTGCGTCAACAGCTTCCCCCTGAGTTTTAAACGGCACATCTGATACGAGCGGCCAGCGCCCTTTATGCCACACATAAAGCCAGTGCTGCCGCTCCTCATCCTCGCGTATCGCGAACATCGGAGGGCTATTGATCGTTGGTTCTGGGTATCGGTCGTTTTCGTTGAGGATGAAGATCTGCCGGCCTGCGAGTGTGATGCTGCCCAT